TCGTGGTTTAATCCTGCGCCAAAGTTTTTAGTATATGTTACATACGATTTATACTTATTTTTTGTTTCTTCTAACATCTTGTCTAAGCATCTTTTAAACATGTCTCTTGTTCCTGTGTGAGGCAACTGGCCCACAAAACAAAAGTCATATTCTCTTTCTGCAAACGGTTTGATTTCTTCAATCTTAGACCCTATACCATTTATAAATGAACCTAAAGGCAAGGGAAATATCTTGGCATTGTCTATGGGATAATCCCATTGATCTAGAAGCGCGTAGTTTTGAAACACAAGAAAAACTCTTTCATCTTCCACGTATCTTGGAACATCGTGCGTTTCTCTTGATAAAGCAAAAATTATATTTTTCTTATTGTCGTTTGGTATATTATAATCCTGTAGATCATATTTTATAATGACCCTAAAATCATCATCCAAAGAATGTGCTAAATTTTCAGCAACATCTAAAAGAAATTTATTACCTAAGTCAAAATCTTTTTTAATATCTATTAATTGTGCCACTTACTCACCTCGCAACATATGCCAATAAAGTATTCATTATCAAAATCTGTTTTCATTTTTTGAATGTCCTTATGTATCCATTGAATATTATCTTTAATATAACCTTTAGACGAATCAATCCTATCAAGTAATGTACAAATAAAGGTTTTTATCCCGGTGCTTCGTAGTATCCAATGTCAAAACCTTCTTTTGTACAATCTTTAACGGTTTGATCGTACCCTATTGTATGTAACTGGTGTTCAACATATTCGCACATGTTTTTAGTTGTCCCCGGCCAGTTGTTTTTACAGAAGTGACAAAGTTTCTGGCACCTAAAGTCTCTTCTGCGAGGATCAACAGGCTTGGGTTTATGATTTCTTTTAATTTCTTCAAATCTATTTTTCAACATTCCTAGAAATCGCTCTTGATCAGATTTATCAAAACACATACTAAATGGGCCGCCATCACGAATAAAAAATATACTCATAATGGCTTGATTGTAGTCTGGATAAAGCCTTGATATGGCGTAATTATACAACAACAACTGCGGATCGTCAATAAGTTTTTCATAAGTTTTTTGCTCTCCGGTAGCCCAATTTTTACGCTGTCCTGTTTTCCAGTCGATAACCTCAATAATGTTGTCATCAACCTTTGTTATTAGGTCTACTGTGCCTTTAATAGCTAATTGCCCATCTACAATTTGGCCGTCGTTCATTTTATATTTATACTTGGCCCATTCTTCTTCGATAGGCAAATCAAAATTTGGCTCTGCATCAACAATGTTTCTGTTTCTGGGATCAAATTGACCCTCATTATAGCCTAGCGCTAAATCAACCAACTCTTGACAAAATTTATAATCAGACCTATAATAATTATGTATACAGCTACTTTTGTAGTAGTCATAGCTTCTTTTTAATAGGTCTTCTACAAACTTTTTTGTGCCAAGTTTTCTGCTTGTAAATTCTATATCTCCAAGAGCATCATCTTTTATAATCATCGTCTTTTCGTCTGGATTATCTTGAACATATTTTTTACAGGATGCAAGACATTCCATTACTTTGTGGACCATAGTTCCAAGCTGTGCCTTTTTGCCAGACGGAGACCTGTGTCCAAGAACATAAGTAAGAAAATACTGCATCTGACAATAATCATAATTTCCATAACTAGATGATCTTATATAAGTTACTATCATAAATTAAGCCTTTATTGTGTGAATACCAGTTTCTGGACCAAGTTGTGCCAGTTCTTTTTCTTTCGGTACTTCTTCTCCAAGCCATTGCCATTCTTCAAGTAGCTTAATTATTTCCTGGTTTGTCTGATTTATATCTAAATTTTTATTATCTATTGTAGCGTCAAAGTTTTCAAAAGAATCAAGGCTGGATTCGCTACTATGATTATCTGAGTAATTTCCTCTTGTTAGTCTTATAACCTTTCCGCCAGCCGCTTGTATTGCTTCTGCTTCGTTTTCAAATCTCACATCGTCCACAACAGCCAACAAAGAAGAATCTAGTTCAATGTCTTTGATTAGTCTATCAATCCAAACATCTTCATTTATTTTTCTACAAACATCTGTGCCAAAAAATTGTAAAAATTCTCTCGCTGTCATTTTCTTTTTAGCTTTACGCTTATTACATGGTTTTGGCATATCTTCCCATTTAAATGCTGTCTTGCTATTTTTCTGCGCATCTGTGCCAAACACCTGATCTTCGCTCAATCCAAATAATTCTACAGACAATAATTTTAGTGGGGTTGCCAAAGAATAATTTTTTATATAGGGCCACATGTTGTATGAAGCCCATTCAGAAAAGGGTCTGTCTAATCTTCTTATATCTAGCATACCATATGAATCTGGTTCTTCTTCTGTTGTGATTAATAACTCTCCACCTTCTGTTATGGCAAAATTGTCAATGACCCTAAACGCCCTTAATTGATACCCATGAACAAAATTAGAGCAGGTTGTTTTTCCTGATTGTTTTCTGCCCGAAAAGGCTAATATTCTCGTCATAGCAAACCTTTATAATTGTGAAGTTAATTGTTTTTTTAATTCTTCAATCGTTAATTCTCCAACATCTTTAGAATCAAGAGTTGGTCTAAGATAATTAAATCTTCTTCCGCATTTTTTTATTATTTGTTTTGCCGCTTTTTCACCAGCGTCATCATAATCCGTCATAATAATTACATTCATAACTCCTATTTCTTCTAAGCAAATTAATTGTTCATCACATAAAGAAGAGCCAAATATTCCTACGGAATTATTAAATCCAGCCTCATGCATCCTCCATACGTCACCTTGACCTTCTAGCAAAAACACTGTTTGACTTTTTATTATAGCATTCTTGGCAACATTTAGCCCATAAAGATAATGTTTTTTAAATCCTTTGCTGTGAAGCCATTTTGGTTTCATGTTATCATACATAGCCCTGCCAACACATCCAACAAAATGATCGTCAAAATTATAAATTGGCACAACAGCCCTGTTCTTCATTGGTTTATTTTTGTCGTAGCAGTCGCCAACATCAAAAACATCTAGAACATCTGCTGAAAACCCCCTGTCTAAATAATATTTTGAGGGTATTTGTATTTTTGATCTAACTTGTTCTCTTGTTACAGATGATTCTGTAATAACAGACCGCTTCAAAAAAACGTCAATAAGCTTTGTTTCTTGAGAAGAATTTGTATTTTTCTTTGATTCAACTGGTTCGCATATGGATTTACAGAAGTTGTATGTTTCATCCAAGGTGGCTGGGTGCCCCTTTTTTGTAGTCAGACACCCTCTAATAAAACCAAATACATTTTGGGCATAATCTTGTTCACACGATGTGGTCCAGCATTTCCAATTACCAACAACATCTTCTCCGTCTGTAAATATACTACAGCCTTCTGGATTATCTCCTCCGTGTATAGGGCAGGGGAAAGAGTACCTGTTGCCATATTCAAGATACTCAATACCGAGCCTTTCTAGCACGTCGGGTATGCGGTCTTCCAGAGCATCACAAGCTGCCGATATCTGATTCTGCGTCAAAGTCTTCATTTATTTCAAAACCTTCTTGTCTAGAGCGCGCATTATTATGTATTTCATTCCTGGTCATTCCTTCTTCAAGTCTTCCTATTTTGCCAAACATTTTCATGCTAATATAATCACCATCATCTAGTCCTTCGCCGTGTCTAGCGACCACCGGCACTAGTTTTCTGTTTCCGTTTTCTGGGTTATCTTCTGCTTTTTCTTCGTCTGATTTTAATTTAAAAATTGTAAAACTAGTACAGAGCCAGATTAATCTGTCTGATCCAGATACCACATCTGTTGTTTCTTTTGTTATACCGTCTCTATTTAGCTGCACAAAACTTAAACAGGGAACATCATACTTAACCATAAAATTGTGGAGCTTGGTTATTTGAAATCCTAATACTTGATATTCTTGCATTGAGGGATTTATGCCATCGGCGCTCATCAGCTTTAAATAATCATAAATTATCACACAGTCATTTGTTCTACCCTCTTCATCGAAACCAACGTGTTGATAAATCCATTTTCTCATAATAGAAAGTATATTCTCAAAAGATTGACCAGCAATACTTATGTAGTGATATGGTATATCTTTCAATTTTTCAGACGCCGCCCTGACTTTTTCTTTTTCTATTTCGTTTTCAGAAAACTTACCAGTAGAAATCTTTTGAATGTCTACACCGCTTATAC